GCTGACTTTACGTATGTAATGTCACTAACGAAGACTTCCTCGGCCGCAGTAGGCATGTATTCCTTTAGTAAATTGGGATGTAACAGTAGAATTTACAGATGCTCAGTGGGCTTTGGTTCAATTACATTTTCCACACACAGAATCACACGAAAGCGGTAAAGAAGTTTATTATGATATAACGGAAGAAAAATTAACTAATCTAATATTCACTTGGATTAAAACCGAGGTTGTAAGAGGTGTAGAAGCAACGGCTAAAATACAAGCTGTAGAGTCAATATCTAATTGTTTTGATATTTAATTAAGGAGTAGGAGACATGTCTAAAGCTGAAAAATTAATGTTAATAGGCATGTACATAGCAGCGGGAGCTGATGTTATAATTGCCTTAGGAATTTGGCTAGTTATATTGTCGTGGTAGGAGCTAGGGTACAACAAATAATTCAGTTACGAAAAGATAATCCATTAATGACTTCTCCTGAAATTGGGAAAGTTGTTGGAGGAGTATCTAAGCAATACGTTCATAAAATTTTAAGGAAAGCAGATTTAAATACTTATGTTCCCAAACGAAGGCAGATTAAACGATGCCTAGTATGTAATGACCCCACCCCTAATAAGACTAAGACATGCCCTGGATTATGCCACTTTCAATATTATAGAATTAAAGTAACCTGTGCTTTTTGCCACATAGAATTTTATTTAGCTAGGGCACAAGTAATTCAACGGTATAGGAGACACTATAAAAATATATACTGTAGTCGTAAATGCGTGTATAGAGGCATGAGAGATGATTAGGAGTTTTTAGGAGAGTAGATGAATATAGATGATGAATTAATGAGTCAATGGGAACCCAAAGTCCAAAAGATAGTATCTAATACGTATGTTGTTGGATTAGACCGAGATGATATAGCTCAAGAACTTAGAATTGCTCTTATTAAAGCAGCTCAAGGATTTGAAGAGGATAGGGGTGTGTTGTTTCATACTTATCTTCATACTGCTATGATTAATACTGTACGGACATTAATTTCTAAAGCTCAAAGACGAGTGCTAACTGAAACTCTCGATATTACTTATGAGCTTGCTGAGAGTGGTGGAGTAATACAATCATCAAGAATGGCAAAGGCATTAACTGACCCCCATGAATTTACTCAAGACATAGAACTTAATGGATTGCTTGAAGAATCTAATCTTTCTCCCTTAGAACGGCATTTTGTAGAGTTGAGATTAGAGGGATTAACTATGGAAGAGATTACTGAAGATTTAAATGAATCAGCTTATAAAATTAGACAGGGAGTTAGAGAGAAACTACAAGGAGTGTTAAATTATGGGGAAGAGAAAGCGTTTTAAGGGAGGATTGGTTCGTAAATCCCAGTTGACAACCTCAGAAAAAGAGTATAGAGTGTTCAGTGTAGACTGTAAGACAGATGAAATAACTATGTTAGGAACTTATTCCTCGTTTGATGAAGCTGAACAAGAGGCTTTAAAATTGAAGAAGGCGGGAATAGATATTTACCTACATGGAGATTCCAACAGAGTTCTTGCAAAAGTTTAGAATAGTGGGGTGGACATGGAAAACTTTGATTTCGTAGAATCTGGTATTATTTTTGGATTGAAGGATAGATTAGCATTTAGAAAGTTTAAGTATACTTCCAAAGATTTCGCTAAACATGGAGATGCCTTTAAGTTTGTCGCTAACCATTTTGATACTTATGGTGAAACACCATCTCCTGAAGTTCTTTGTGAAAATTTTCCCACTTTAAATATTGCAGCCCAGAAGATAAATTTTGATTATACCCTTACTACTTTTCAAAACCAGGTTTTGTTTCGGAATATTATCTCTACCTTTCAGACCAATAAAGAACTTTTATCTGATAATCCTAAACAAGCTCTAGCCCAAATTACTCATGGTCTTAATGATATTTCAGTGGTCTATGATGAAGATGTTTTATTTTATAACCACCAAGCCGAAAATCGTTTTACCGATTGGCAACAAAGAATCCAAAAACGTAAACTGGGCGATGGAATTATGGGAATACCCACCCCATTTACCACCATTAATCGTACTGGTGTGGGATGGCTTCCAGGTGAACTCGTAGCTCTTTACGCTAGACCATCAGTTGGTAAGTCATGGATGTGCGTTCAAGCTGCGGTTACAGCCGTCATGAAAGGATTTAAGACTCTACTTATTACTTCAGAGATGCCTATAGCTCAGATGAATTTACGTACTGATGTGGTGTTGGGTAATGCTATGGGATATGAATTTTCTCATATGGCTTTGCGTAATGGTAATCCCATAAATGAGGAATCTTATAAGGAATTTTTGGGGGGGTTGGAACATGTCCCCATGCTTATCTGTGACCATATTGAAGGTGAAGATAGTATTTCCCTAGAAAGTATTCATAATCTTATTAGGAAGTATGTACCAGACTTTGTAGTAATTGATGGAATATATCTGATAACTAATTCTGGTAAAGGTCATAAAGCGATGTGGGAACAGACTCACATGCTGTTCTATGGTCTAAAGAACATTTGTTTGTCTACTAATACTCCTATATTTATCTCTACACAAGCCACTAAGGATGCAGCTGACGTTTATATACCACCGAAAGCTGACCAAGTGGCGTATGGAGATGCTATGCTCAGGGCAGCAGATGTGGTAATGTCTATGTGTATGTTAGAAAATGAAGATAATAGACGCTTAGTGTATTACCAGAAGTATAGGGATGGACTACTTCCTTTAGGGAGGTCATTGATAGAATGGGAAGTAGATAGGGGGCAAATTACAGAGATAAACGAAGACTTCTAATGGTAGATTGGGCAGATACATTAGCGGAGATGGGGGTTTCAGTACCCCCAGGCAAGGATGAAGTGTCTATATATTGTCCTTTCCATGAAGATAGTGTAACCTCTTGTTCCATAAATATGTCCAAGGGAGTCTGGATATGTTTTGCGGGATGCGGACAAGGTTCTTTGTATAGCTTCTTAATGAAATACTATAATATTAGTTATGAAGAAGCTCAGAATCGAGTCCAACAGAATGAAGCTAGTTTTAACATTAATATGTTTGATGAGTTTGTAGAGGAAACTCTAGAATTACAGGAGGTGAGTTTTCCCTTTCAAACAGGATATGTACCAGATTGGATATTTGATAGAGGTTTTACGAAGGACACATTGCGTAAATGGGAATGCACTATTGATATGTTTCGTAGTTTAGTAATTCCAGTATTTACTAAGGATGAAACTTTAGTGGGGTGGATAAGTCGAAGACCACATATGACCCCCAAATATCTATATTCTAAGGGACTAAAGAAATCTAAGTTGTTGTTTGGTCAACAGCATATCATGGAATCAATACCGTTTGTATGTATTACGGAAGGTTCCCTCGATACTATGTGGTTAGACCAACATGGTTTTTCTAGTGTGGCTTTATTGGGAGCCACTATTTCTAAACGACAGGTAGAACTTGCTACAACTCTTCCTACTCAAGAATTGGTTTTATGTCTTGACAATGATGAGGCAGGGCGTATAGGATTAAATAAAGCAATGGCTTGCCTTTCTTCAAACTTTATGGTAAGCTACATTAAATTACCCAAGGAGTATAAAGATGTACAAGATGTAAGAGATAGTGAATTACTAAAGAGTATAATAAAAGAAAGAACATTTTTATAGGAGGAAAAGCATGAGTGGTATTAGTAGGATTCAAGAAAAGCGAGAAACCCGTGGACAAGGTGGTGCTTCTAATCTTCCAGGTAGGGAAGTTTGGTTTAAGGATGGTGACCAAGCGTTTCTAACAGCCCTAGCTACAGGAGAAGAAGGTGACCCATATTTGGATGAGATATATATGTATACTTACAATTCTGGTAGTCGTTGGGTTAACCTACTAGATGACCCTGACGTAGATACTTCAGAGGTACCAGCGGGTACTCGTCCTGCTCATAAGTTTGCGTTTTGGGCTTTCGTCCATGAGGTTATACATAGTGACAGGCGCAATGATGATTGGGAAGCTGTTAGTGGCCCTGGTGGAAAAAAGATGTTTAAGGAAACTATTGAGGATTTTAGGATTGTGTCTCTGACTTTTGGGCGTAGTGATTATATCTGGAACCAGTTGGTTGATGTCTACAATGATTGGAATGGATTGAATAAGGGAATAATGAGGATTAAACGTACTGGTACAGGAATGTTTGACACGTCTTACCAAATTGCAGCTACGGCTAGGAAGAGTGAGGTACCTGAGGATAGCCTAGCTCAAGT